CTGCGCCGTCAAAGGTATCCTTTTCGCGGGCTTTCGGAACCTCAACGTATTTAGTATCCAGAAGTTCAATACGGTAGCCATTTACATAAGCAATAGATGGTTCAATGCCAACAGCCAAACGCTTTTCACCATACGCAGCAGCCGTGAGACCGCCAAGATTGCGTACATTTGAACCAATCTGGTCCGCAGTATAGAGACCGCCATTTGAATTTGCATTTAGATATTGGCGAATATTGATTTGGAATGGTCGTACTGTATAATTTCCGGATTCCTCAAATGTTCGTTGGGCAAGAATATCACCAAGTTCCGAATATTGAGTACGGGCTTTAGATACTACTCTACCGTCTTTAATAACCATCAATTGAATGATGTTATTTTCTGTGCGGTCGGCAAACTGATATGGCTGCACCTGGAGCTCAAGTGAAATCTGATAACGATCGGCACCTGGAGCCGCAGTATTTGGAGTGCCAATAGAATTATCAAAAAGTGAAGATGCTTCACCTTCGCCGGCTGTAACAATACCTTCGGTGACTGCATAAACAATACGACCCGAACCAACCGGATTGTATTTTGAAAGAATTACTGAACTTTGTGGCGTGTAAACAAAATTACCGGATACAAAGAATACGCCTTCCGATACTGTAACGCGGGTACCTTTACCAATAGGGAGTGTATTTGCGGCTTTTACTTTTACACGGAATGGCTCATCGGCAGCGGCAATTTCTTCTGTGGTTTGAGAAAGAACCAGAACTTCCTGAGCGTAAAATGATTTGTCAATACCAGCAGCATTTAAAGTCGTTTCGGAATTCGACGAGGTATAATGAATGTAAAGAGTTAATGGATTATTTTCGTCGATGTACGGAGTGTAATCAATGACGGTAGCAGTAATTCCAGTGAACTCGCCGGTAAGGGTTCTTCCGATAAAGTTACCGTTTGCCGATTGAGTTACCGAATCATATGGTAAGCCAGAACTGTAATCAAAACCAGATTCAATTTTAACAAATGCAAATGCGGTATCCAATGATGCCTCACCGCCAATGACAGAGGAACCATCCTTAAATACGTGACGACCGAAACGGTCGATCTGTGCTTGGATGGATGTCTGAAGCTGGGTTAACTCTCTTGCTTGTATTGAATATCCAGGCTTGAAAAGAATTCTTTGATAATTCTTTTCTTGATTGAAATCATCATAATACGGAGCAAGTGGGAATACTTTAAGAGGCATAGTAGTACAGAATTAAATTAGAATTCAATGATGATCTTTACGTCTTCGATCTGAGATAAGGTGCGATTAATGGCCTTTCTGTTTTCAAGGAATAGAATCTCGCCGCTAAATCTTTGTACTTCGGGATTTCCAAGAGAAACAATTTCAGCTTCACCGACGTCGCCGGTTCCATTAACAAATTCATCTACCATAAATGCGGTGTAACCGGTTTTATCATTTTGGTGATACTTTAACTGGCCTGATGGCACGTCATATGCATCAACAAATGCAATTGCACCAGAATCTTGTCCAACGATATAATCTGTTACCTGAATACCAGTGTCAACAGTGCTACCAAAAGTCATTGTTTTTAATGCGGAATATGTTTGTTCGGTTGCTGCAGCACCTGCAATCGTCTTTGGATTCTTGATGATACCAATCTGTCTGAAGCTATTTTCAACAATAAAGTCACCGGAGCCGTCATCCTCTTCAAGACGAACATTAATACCAATAAAGAAGGCTCCAAGTTCTTTTACTGGATCCGAACCGTGACCCTGAGCCGGAGAAAGAACAGGTTGAATGATTGCACCACTGCCGCCATATGCGCCCGTGTTTAACTCGACAAATGCTACCGTATAACCGGATCCTGCATTACCCTCAAATGTACCGCTTGAGGTTCTTACCCTTACATCGGTAATAACACCACTTGAATCCACTGTTGCTGTGGCTGCAGCTGCAGTTCCATTGCCACGAATAATTACTGTTGGTGGATTGGCTTGGCTATAACCGGCACCGCCATTTAGAACTTTGTAACGGTAGATTTTACCATTTAGGTTGGCAATACTTTGTTGCTGATTAGTAAATTTAATTTGATCTTCATCATTTAAATCGCCATCATCAATAACGGTTTTTACTGGAATATAGAAATTTGTAAGGAATTTAGAACCATCGGAAAGAGAGATGGTGAACATATACTTCCAAAGGTATCCATCGGCTTCAAATTGTGGATACAGTTCGGTATGTGTTGGTTTGTTTACAGAGGCACCAGTACCGGCGCGAATGCACTTGTAAACCTTAAATTCATCGGTAATGGCATAGAACTCTTTAGTAAAAATGTCATTATCACCGTCATCCCACGGAGTATAACCAAGACCCGATGTCCAATTGTGACGCGGCGAAAGATTAATGATCTGACTGGAGTTCACCTTTTTCATGGCAATCATATTCTGCCACGCATCATTTATGTCGGAAATCGTATCCAGCGGAGTCGTAGCAGCGCTATCGGTATTAATGTCTTTGGAAGTAGACCATGCGTCCGACTTACCAATGAAGACATATACGCTGTTGGATACATCGGCTGTTGAAGCAATAAAATTGTTTGCGTTTTCCAGACGGAATTGTGAGGTAATGATTGCTGACATAGAAGAAATTAGTAGAGTTCGATCGAGGATCCGACGTTATTCCAGTTTATTGAATTATTTATATCATTTCCGATGACGTAATCTGAGTAATCGGAAATTGGTGTTTCATCAAAGAATTTAAGCTGTTTTGAATAATTTGATTTTAATATGCCTCTTTGATTTGAATTTTGGGCTACAAGTTGAAGGATAAGAACAATATCCGTCCAATCCCATGTTGCTTTACCGCTGTGCATCGTACGATATGCGCCGGTAAAGTAATCATCAATGGTATGTGACGCATATGATTTTTGCCCCTCGATGCTATCCGCAGAGGTAATGGTACCGTCTAAATCTTCAATTGCAAGGGATTTTGTCGTATAGTTATAGGCTCTCACTTTGGCTCTTGCAACTCTGGTCTCACCGTCATAAAGGGTAACATATTCGCCTGGACGGTAGCGTTTTACATTGGAACCGCTTAGATCAAGGTAGTAGGTCTGAATCGGTGCATTCGATTGAATTCCAGAAGTAATAACCTTAGAAGTTCCGGAAGTCTGACCGATTAGAGTCTCACCTTCATAGAAGTCCTTAATGCCGAGAGAATTCGCACTTACATTACGGAGAACCGTATGCCCGTACTTACGTTTAACATATAGCGTTTCACCATTTACAATTTCAGTGCCAATACGATCTTGATCGCCGACGGTGGTATAATACTTGATAGATTCAAACATCTGTACCTCGGCAGTAACACCGGAGGTCTGACCCACAACAATCTCGCCAGGGATAAAGAATGCATTATCCGAAAGAGTTTCCGCGGTAATAATGTAATTGATGTCTCTAATTACCTGTGAAAGGACCAGGAGAGGAATATCTTCAAGACCGATGAGGCCTGGTTGATATTTTGTCATCTTTGAAGCCAACCACTCTCTTAAAAGATTCGGATCGGTGACATCGGCATCGGTGGCATCGGCGAGTGGTAACATCTCGCCGGTTTCGGGATCCTTTAAACGGTTTTGTTTAATTACCTGATAAGTTTCGCCATCATTCAAGAGTTTTAGAAGGATCAGAACCTCTCCGAAGAAAATAAATCCGGCTGGGTGGACAAGACGATTAAATTCATTTCTCCATGCACTTACAGTCTGACCAGTTCTAATAACATAGGAGAATTGTTGATAGAAATAAGAATCTTGTAGCTTCTTAATATCTGAAAGGAATCCATTACTATCTAGATACTTTCCAGGAGTGTAAATTGATATGAAATTTCTATTGTCATCCTCACCAACCAATTGGTCTAATATGTTAAAATTACCCGATGGGTTTTTAACTACAAGAGTATTTGTGGTAGAGTTATACGCCGTAACAGTTGCAAAGGACTCCGAGACGCTTCCAGTGATTCTTTCTCCGATGGTATAAAATCCTGGGCTCGGAGAGTCGGCTAATTCAAACTGAATTAGAATGTTGCCGTCCTGGTAGATTGAAAGTATGGCACCGGAATTTATTTCGGCACTTATGAACGAACGGTTTTCACCCGGCATATCATGTCGGGTATTAATATCATTCGGATCGCTTTGGATCGTCGTAACTCTGCTTGAAACAACTGAATCGGCGCCCGTCAGGCCCGTACCAATACCACTATCTGCTGTAATGATTCTGCAAGCCAAAATATCATCAGAGAAACTTACGACATACGCAGTTGCTATTTGATTGTCGGAACTATCCTTGATTGAAACAGTTTCTCCCGCGTGATAATAACCATAATACTCAACGCCGCTATCGGGGTGCGTCCATGGGGTGCCTGGGGCAACTGTAATATAGGTATAATTTCCAGAAACCGTTTCACCTTTTATGAATCCGTTTGTAAGAGATGGATCATATCCCGCCGGAATTCTAATACCTTTTAAGGTGAGAACGTCACCCACATAGGAATCAACAATTGCTGTTACACCAATCTCGGAACCCGTAACTGTTTCACCTTTAGTGAATGAATTCATTGAACCCGTTACGCTTTCTAAAACAACACTAAATTTCATCAGTTGTTTTTGGTCGAACAACTTTACCTTAGCCGGTCTACGAGATATTGTATCCCATGTACCGGATGAAGGAACCAACATATCTTCACGAGGATAATATACCTCAACGTTGTCGGAGAACAGAATCTTAAAAAACAATTCGACCGAATCCGTAGAACCACGGATCGTATAATATCGCATTAGATTCTTATACAATTTAACCTTATCGGCAACAACTGTACGAGGAACTGAAAATGCAATTTCCTTTTGAATTAGATCCAAATACTCATAATCGGCACTATCAATGTCGCGGACCTCATTAATTGAATCAATTTCGTAGCTCGGCATCCCGCGCTCATTCATATGTTCATAGTAATCTTTTAAAAGATCAATAAGAACCTTAGAATTTTCACGTAGTTCATCGGGAAAGAGAGATTCAATACGAACCGTCTCTTTTGTCTTTTTACGCGTGCTGGCAATACTTTCGACGGTATGTAGCATAATAATTAACGGTGGCGAGAGGTTGTGGTATAATTAATAGCTCCCGCGGTACCGGCAACAGCAATTGTATCAATTTCACCTGTTACGGATGTTGCCGCCATAGAAACCTGTAATAGTTGATTTCTCTTTGGGGCTAGATCGTTCGAGTTTGGTGTTGCCGTAATACGAATTGGTGTTGCGGAATCTGGAATAAAATTGTCAATAATAACTCTACCTTCGGAAAGATAAATTTTGCCGGCGTCGCGGATTCTTATCTTATTGCCAGAAACTAAACGGTAGATATACACGGTACGGTCTCCGTATTCGACACGTTTTGTTGGATCTGTATTTGTTGTAGGTGAATCTGAAAAATAGTATTCGATACCATTTTGTAGGAACGATGTTGATTCAATTACTTCCTCGGAGGTACTTGATTTGTAAATAGGAGCAGAGAAATCAAGAGTTACAGAATTTAGTTTTCCAACGACCGGAGTAAAATCCCTGTACATATACACGCGGATTAAAGAATTTAGGATTGATGGATCGGCCGAATCAATGTTCTTCGATAACTGAGAATATCTAAATACACCGTCGAATTTATTCAGATTGTCATCATTATAGTCGCTAATGGTCTGGCGTACTAATGACTGTAATTCAATCTTAGTGCGGTCGGTTAAATTTGGATTGTACTTAAAAAACACTTCCAATTTAAGATATGAGTATTCAGGATCAACGATGACGGGAGTAATGGAAACAACATTCTTACCCTTCAGAATCGTAGAAATAATTTGAGTCCTCTGAACTTCGTTGAGTATGGTACCGTCCGGACCGTTTGGTTTGACCGAAATAAATACCTTGCCGTAGTTTGGTATAATAGAATCCTCACCACCCCAAACAGAAATTGAACTGATACCGCCAAATTCTTTTAGAATAATTGCACGGTAATCATCGGCGGTTACGGCACGATTTTGAGATACAAAGGTAATTGGAGCATTGAATTTGATTGATTCAATTGATTCTCTCTGTGCGCCCCCGTATGTAAGAGGTGTGGCGGCGAGTAGTGTTGTTGCAACATACTCTTTTGAATAACCTTGGAATGTACCATAAGCTCCCACATTATCGTATGCATTTACTACGGAGCCATTGTTTGCTGCATCACCACTGGTATAAATGTATTCAACCTCGACAATCTGATTTGATTGTGGTCTATTTCCAAGAGTATCATCCCCGAAATAGATTTCATATTTTCCAGCGGCATTTTCTTGAATAAAATAGATAAGAGATTCCGGACCAATGTTCAGAAGAGTGCTGAATTTAGTATAGATTGTGTAATCGTTGGATGTTTCGTTGGCTTTAAGACGGACGCGGAGTGTGGTAGTATCAATGTTAGTGTCCGGAATCTCAAATTTTTGTGAGGGTAATGATGTATCCACGCGATACAACATTCTCTTTAAAGTGCCTTCCTTCAAGGTAACCTCGTCGAATACATACTTGTTATCCGAGTTACGTGCAGTTGTAAGAGGTTCTAAATTTACAAAGTTATATTTGGTAGAATCAATAATTGACGTAAAACGAGTACCGCGATTCAGTTGAAGCTCTGCCGGTGCATTTAATAGATTTGATGGCGATACGACGACCCTAACCTTTGCGGTTGCAGCAAGAGTGGAACGAGGCGTGTATCCCAACAGTTTGGCGTGTGAGACTACATTGCCACGAATCTGTGCAGTATCTAAAAAGGTCTCATTCATTGAGAAGTGAGCCAGCATCGCATTGTAATGCGTGTTATATGCCAGAACGTCTAAAAGCACCGACAGACCCGACCCCTCAAAGTTCCAGTCATTGTACTTTGACTGAAGTTTAAAGTGCTCCTTGATGTTTGCTTTGATTTTATCAAAGTCTAGTTCGGTTACATTAAATTGTGCCATAAGAAAAAGGTTTAGCGAAGACGTACTAAATAAACTGAAATGTTGACTTCCGTATCGATGGTAATAACTCTGAAGCCGATTGTAACATTATACCGATTGCGGTCGGAATCATCTATAATTTGAATTGTTACCGAATCAACGCGAGGCTCGTACTGAGCAATTACTCGTTTAATTGATTCTCTGATGGCAATTGCCGTGAGCCGGTCGGCTGGTTCGAACAGTAGCGATCTTAAATTGGAACCGAGTTTCGGCTGAAAAGGACGCTCATTATAGTTTGTAAGAACTAGGTTCTTTACGGCTGCTCTTACGGCATCAATATCTATCAATGGAACAATATCACCAAGCTGTCCTTCTTCTCT